GAGCCTATGTAATGACGGCTCCAGCCAAACCAGAATGCATTCCACTCCATCCCGAGGTTAACGAAGAGCGGGCGTGTCGCCGAAAACCCGGCGGCAACGATGTTGCTGCCGAGGCGCTTCAGCCAGTCGCTGACGTACTTGCCTTCCACGAGCTGGTTGTTGGCGCACTGCACGAACTGGGTGTAGCGGTTGGTACTGGAGACGGTCGCGCCTGGCCAATGCCAACCCGTGGTGTGTCCTTTGGGCGTGCCGGCTGCACCACCTTGATAGTTGTCAATGTACCATTTGATGTTGCCGGGGATGCCGGCGAACGCTGCCCACGTGCCGGCAAACCAATGGGACTTCCCCTTGAAATCCGTGGACCGGCCGAGGATACCCTCCAGTTCTGAGACGTTGCCGTAAACGCCCACCGGCAACTGTCCGTTGGGGCCGTAGGTGGACCACACGCGCCCACCGCTGGAAGTGGGCGGGGGAACCGCAATGCTGCCCGCGCCGCGGCCCCGCGCCAGCGTGCCCGGCAGGACCACAAAGGGCGAGTCGAAGGTCATGCCAGCGCCCACAAGCGGCCACGGACGTTGGTGATGCCCAACGGGCCGGTGCCACCGGCGGCGGTCCCAAGGATCGCAAACCGGTAAGAGCGACCCGCGGGAATGACTGCATCGTCCGTTGTCGGCGCAAGCACGTGCGCCCAGGTGCCGACGTACTGAGCAGCGCCTGCCGACGTCCCCGGAAACGTGCATTGCTGGATCGTTTGCCACGCCGCGCCGGTCCACTGCTGGAACTGCAGCCGCACTTCGCCCGCGCCAGACTGGCGCACGGAACAGTCCGCCACCGCCAGCGACAAGAGCGCCGGACTGACCCACAAGGCCAGCGGCGCCTGAATTTCCATCAGCACGGCCGCGCCCGATGCGTCCTCGGCGGGGGCAGGCGCCGAGAAGTCCAGGTTTACCAAGGCGCCATTCCGCCCCTTCAGCCGCCAGTTTGCGCCGCCATCCGTGGTGTACACGGTCGCGCGCCATGTTCCCAACGGCGGGATGTACAGCACGCCGGGCAACCCCGCCCACGTCAAGGTCCCCAGCAGCACCCGCAAGGTCCGCGTGGTGTGGGTGGACGTCACAATCAGATCCGCTTCGACGTAGCCGGCCGGAACCGAGGTCGTTGGCTTGTTGATCGTGATGTCCGCGTTTGCCGTCGCGGTGATGATCCCGGCGACGATGGACGGCTGCCACGTGACGGGCGTTCCAGACGGCGTTAAAAGTCCGGCATCGGACACCTTGCGTTGGTAGATCGGCGCGCGGAACGTCGCAGCACCCGCGTTGTAGCCCAGGTCGCCCGATCGCGCGAACGCCGGCCCGGCGCCGATGTACAGAACGTCATGCTCGGCTGTTCCGCCCGGCAAGGTAACCGCCGCGGCGTAAGAGATCAGCCCAACGGCCGGAGTCTCTGCCGACGTTACCCGCGCGAGGTAAGCTGACGCACCGCCGCCCGGTTCAATCGCGACCAAATCGCCTACGCGGACGCCCGCGCCAACTCCCAGGACCGCATCGGTGGCGTTCGCCAGATCCGCGAGCGTTCCCCGCCACGTTGGCGCTACGTGTCTGATGTTGGTAGCCATGTTACAGGTTCCTCAACGCGTCCAGCAGACCGCGCGCCGCTTGGAAGCGGGCTTGAACCCCTGCCGAAATCGGCCGCGCCGGGGCCGTCGGGTTCGTTTCTCGGGCCTGCATGTCCGCGGCCAACCGCCCCAACAAATCCCCGAACGCGTCCAGGATCGAGAAAAGCGCGTCGCTTTCCTGCAGCCGGCGCTGCCGGCGGCCCTCCGCGCGTTGTGCCGTCAGGATCGCGTCGGCGTCCGCGCGCCGGGGTTCCAGCACCGCAGCCAGCGACGCGGCTTCTTCCGGCGTGAGCCGCCGATCCGTCCCGACACCCGTCGCGAGCTTCCACCGGAGCAGATCGTTGCCGGTCCCGTCGTAAGACGTGATGCGCCCCTTTTTTGGCCAGTCGTTTCCGAAGATGACGGTGCAGATGTCGGCGTATGTTGCCATGATGACCGGCCTCTAACTTGTGGCGTTGACCAGACGGAACACCAACAGCCGCGATCCCGAGGAGATTGTGGCATTGGCCCAGCCGCTGCTCGGGGTCAATCGCAGCCGGATCTTCTGCCCCGCGGTGTAGGTTCCGCAATGCGCTAGGGCGCCGGTCACGCCGGACAACGACGCCATGGACAGCGCGCTCGCGTGAAGCTGGATTGTCGTGTTCGCGATGTCCGCGAATGAGCCGCCGCTGTTGTCCTGCAGCTTGAACGTGCACGGCGCATGGTTGTTGTTCGTTGCGCTTGAAACGTTCGGCAGAAACACGGCCAAATAGGTTCCGGACGCGCCTAGCGTGACTTCCCCATCGGACGACAACGTGTAGTTGCTGCTCGGATCGTAGATCTCCGTGTCGATATCGATCGTCGTTTCGGACCCGGCAGTCACCGTCTGTCCGGTCGCCCGCGCCAACAACGGCGTGCTCAGCGTCAGGACCGGAGAGTGACTGTGACTGCTGGCGGCGCCGTCGATCGTCAAGGTGTCCGTGCCGGCGTTGGTGGTGATGGTCAGTCCGCCAGATCCCACCACCGTCAAAGTATCGTCCGCGGCATCCGCCACGATGTTAGACTGTCCCGCCACCGCAATCGTCTTGAAGGCAAGGCCGGATGACGTGCCGGCGATCGTGACCTTCTTGTTCGGTGCGTCCGGGGTTATTGTGATCCCGGTTCCGGCGATCAGTTCAATAATGTCTTGCGGGATTGTCGCCGCAATCGTGGTTGCGCCGATCGTGATGTTGCCGAACGCGGCCTCCGCTGCACCCCCTCCCACCGTTATCGTCGCTTCGTTGGCGCCGGTCTTCGCAGCGTTAACACCCGCGCCGGCAAACTTTAACGTGACGATCCCACCACCGAGGTTGGTTGTCTCATCGTAGACCACAAACCCCCACTCGATGGGGGCTGCGCTGGTCGGGTCGGCAAAGGCATCCCCGGCAACGCCCCCACCAACGTTGGACAACAGCCAGTAGCTGGCTGTCGCCCCGCTATCGTCTAGCAGCGTCCAGCCGGATCCGCGCCATTGGACGTTGGCTGTTTCCGCCGCCACCCATAAGGTCCACCCCAAGACCGGGGCCGAGACCAGTTCCCACGCGCTGCCGGTCCAGCGCACGACATCGTTGACCGCAAACCCGGACCAGCCGCCTCCGGTGCCGGCCACAATGTGCGTGTCGCCTGTGCCGGGCGCCCCCGGCGGCGTCGTTCGGGTCCGGTCCAGAACCGACCGCGGCAGGTCCACGACCGCCCCGCCGGAGAGAAGAGCCGATGCGGCGATCCGGTACAGCTTGCCGGCAGCATCCTGCACCAGCAAGGTCAGCGTCGGGGCGTAGGCCGCCGCCGGCAGACTGGCCAAGGACCCCAGCCGGTGGGGATCGACTTCGTTCAGCGCCATTACTTGACCCTCACAATGAGGATGTGGGCTCGTGTGAGATTGAGTGCATTGCCGTCGCCGCGCCGTGTCTCGAAGGTCACCGAATCCGCGAGCTGCTCAAGGACCTTCGACACGATGCCGTTGCCGGACGCGACGCCCACCTGCAGCATGGGCACGTAACCATCCGGGCTGCTGTACGCCGCCGGAAACGTGATCTTGATCTGCCCGGTCGCGGGTCGGGTCAGAGTGAAGCCGGCCGTGGCGTGAATCACAGCAGGCGTCACCGCGTCATAGATGATTGTTGCCGCAACCAGATCGGTCAACGGCAGTTGGCCGGCAGTAACGTAACCGGTTCCGGTCCTTCCGGACACGTCCTCGTTCGATGCTGCGGCAGGCAGCGTCAGGTCAACCAAAGACGTTCCGCCGGCGCCCCCACCAAGCGCCTTTCCTTCCGCAGGATACGCGCGCTCGGCCACCGTACCGCCAGAACCCCGGACCAACAACCGGTTGGCGGTCCCGGCAACGACCTTGTCGCCGCCGAGATCGACCGCGCCGCTCGCAAGCTGCGTCGCACCTACTACCCCGGCGCCGATGTCCAGGGACCGCAGGGATGGCGACGCCCGCCAGAAGAACGTTTCCTCGGCCACCATCTCGCCCGCGCCGGGCACCGATCCTGCCGCAAGCACCGTCGCGGCAAACACCACCCCGCGACCGTTCGGCGCCAGAGTGAAGTCGGTGCCGGGGATCAGCGGCGCGCCCCCGTAGATCACCTCGAAATGGCCGACCGACCCGACCGGATCATCTGCCGCCAACAGGGTATCGTAGGTTGTCACGCCCTGAACCAGCGACCCGCTGCCGAACCGCGGCGCGACGCCGAAGTTGTTGTTCGAGGCCAAGGCCTCCGCGGCCGTCGCCGCTGCCGCATCGGCCGTCGCATTGGCGGTCAACGCCGTAAACAGCGCCGTCGTTGCCGCCGCCGCCGTTTCGTCCGGGTCGGATGCGGAGTTGATAAGATTGCCGAGGGCGTCCCATAGCAACGCCCGTCGCGCTACGACAGAAGGCAGCGCCAAGGCGCCGGACGATGTTACCGGCAGTTGGAAGCATCGCGAAATGTCGCGCGCCAGTTGTTGCACCATCGCAACCAGCGCGTCGAAATCTGCATTGATGGTGGACGCTTGGAAAAGGCCCGCCTGTTGATAATCGGTCCCGCGCTGATAGATGACTTCTCGTTGAAGAGTGACTAGCCCGCCGATTGCTGGCGCGGTGGCGAACGTTACCGTCGCACCATCGTTGCCGCTATTGACCAGGGCAACGGTGAAGCCGGATGTCTGCTTTTCTGTCCCGAGGTACACAGCAACATCGGCGTCCGCAAACAGTTTGAACGGCGCCGTAAACGACACCTGAACCCCGTTCCCGGTATATTGGATTAGCGGAGTGACGTTCTCAATCGTCATGGCAATTGTCTCCGCTCCTGTGCGAGCCTCGCTCGCTCCCGAATAGCCGTCGCTTCGATCAGGTCTTTGACCCTATCCATCTTTGAAAGTTCGATCGCCGCCAGATCCCGGCCATCCCGGATTATACGGTCGATCACCTCGGCCGCGCCATCCCAACCCTTTTGACGGATCGCTTCTTTGTAGACCAAACCAAGCGGTCCCTTCCCTTGCACCATTTCGTTCAGGGTGTCCATCACCCCCTTCCCGGTCATCGGGTGCTTGGCCCCATTGCCCGCCAACTCCACATATTTCCAATACAGTTCCGGCTCGTGGCCAAAATCAATCTGCACTGGCTCGCCACGGAGCGAATGCATGGTTCTGGCCTTTGCCGGCATCTGCGGCGCATGACCAATTCGCTGCAGTTCCTTGTCGATTGGCTCAGGCCTCTCGACGCGCACCCCGATCGGGCTGAAATACTGGTATGCCGACCCGTAGGGCGACGATAGATCAATCACCCGGCCCCACAAATCGCGCTTCGCGGGCAGCGTGTCGCTCCCCCACGGTGTTCGGGCCACGATGCCATCCACTATGCTATTCGTGTCCCGCAATGTCGGATCTATGACGCGGGCGGCGCCCGCAACCCCGGTCGGCACTATCGTCCCAGCCAGACGCGTAAGGAAATCTTCGCCGCGGTCAGGCTGCGCCATGGTTTTGAACAGATCCGCCATGTTGCTTATGTACGTTTTCGACATGGCCGTTCCAGCAAGCGCGAACACTAGGGCGCCCGCCGCTTCCGATGCGTTCTCATGCCACTCCTGGCTGAAGTCCTCGGACGCTCCGGCCTGCACCAGATCCGCCGCCCATCCAAGTGACATGCCGAGAGGATCAGTGCGCGAATACGAAAACCACTTGTCGCCTATGCGCCGCGAATACGGCTGCCGGCCGGAACGGTAGAACAAGTCGCGGGCGCCCTGCTCGGTTGGTGCTCGCCCGGTGATTTCTCCCTGTAAGGCCATATCCACAAACGTCAGGGCGGCGGCGGTACCGACAGCCATCCTGGTAACCGCCATCTCCGCCCGCGCGCCGCCGGCCGCGATGTCCTCGCGGAATTGCTTTGACGCGGGCGCAAGCGGGGTGCTCTCGATCGCATACCGCGTCAGATTAACCAGAGTGTTCACGAACGGTATGAACAGCTTAAGAACGGGGATGTTGGCCAGCATCGCCTTGACCCCGCGCCCTATCCGGCCGGTGGGGTCGGTAAATGTGCGGCGCTCCGCTTCCGCCCACGCCGACCGCGTCATCTCCTCTGTCGGATTGTTCAGATAGGCGCGCTCCAATGCGCGGCCCGCCGCTTCCGGGTTCCCTCGCAGCGCCTCAAGATCATCGGGAGTCGGGGGGCCACCAAGCAGAGTGGCAAACTTGGCGTCGAACGCGGCGGGATCGGCTATCAGCCCCGGCAACTCATGCATCGCCTGCCGCCTTGCCAGCGCGGCAAGCACCATGCGGTTGTTTGTCGCCTTGAAGTAGGCGTCGGACGCTTGCAGTGACCGCACCGGGATACCGACACCGACCCCGAGCGCATTCACCAGCCGGCCAACCATCGCCTCTTCGGGCAGGTTGAACGCTTCTGCGGAGATCGGGACATAGCCTTCGTTTTTCACCGCATCCAATCTGTGATGGCCAAGCTTGGCGGATTGCGGGTCATTAGCCGCCTGCCAGACAAGGCCCAATTCCTTGCCTTCGCCGCCAAGCCGGAACGCGTCCTTCAGCCCCTCAATGAACCCAAAGACCTCGGCACTGCTTTCGCCAACCACCACGCCGCCCTCGTTGCCGAGCGCACGCCCAACACGCGACGCGACGCCCTTGACTAACGGCTCGTAGACCTGGATCAGCGCATTAGATACTGCATTGACCACGTGCGTCGGAGGGTTACTCAACAGCCCGTTGATCCAGGCATAGTAGAACGCGCTGGCTGTCCGCGCGCCAAGGCTACCCTTGGCAATCGCGCCGATTTTCTCCGGTGCCTTGTCCTTCACCGATTTCAGCATGGCCACGTGCTCGGCCATTTTAGCCATGTCCTCCAAGCCGCCGCCCGCCTGGATCAGGGACTCAAGCTGCCGCATCTTGGCGCCGGTCGTGCCGGCAGGGATCGACCAGAAGTTGAGCGCACGGGCCGTCTCCGTGCGGGCACCGATGACGGTATCCTGGATCATGGCGTGTGTCGCCATCATCCGGCGGAAGGCGATCAGGTTGCCCGGCGTCGGGTTCTTCGCCGCATGCTCCGCAATGTCGATTGTCTTGTCGATTGAGGAAACCCACAACTGTCGCATGGCCAGTTGTTGCTCACCCACCAGGACTGCCTCGCCGTGCAGCGCCCGTTGACGGTTCAGCGCCTCGAACGCGTTGACGTGCGCCGCCGTGTGCTTTGCCCGCGCATGGGTAACCACGCCGCGCCGCGCTTCGTTGACGGAGTCGGCGCCCATGTCCGCCAGCATCTGCGCCGCGGCCTTCACGTCATCGCCCGACTTGATCCGCCCCCAGTTGACATAGACCTTGCCGGCTTCTTGGTCCGCGGCGGGCGCGGCCAGCCGTTCCGCCTGCACGCGATGCTCACCGTGACCGGCGGCAACATCCTCTCCTTCAAGACGTTGTTCCACATTCGTCTTGACGGGCGCCGCGCGTTGCTCGAACACGAGCGGCTCTTCAGGCTTCCCCTCGCTCAAGGCAAGAAGGTAATCCCGGTCTGCGGTTTCCACCTTTCCGGCTGTCAATGCCGCTTCGGTGTCGGCCACCGCCTTGGCAAACTCTGCCGGGTTTCCCTGTTCCCCCGCCCTGGCATGCCGCAAGCCCTTGCGAACGGCGCGCAATCCATGCATGAAGGCGTCTTGCGTGCCGCCAAGAACAAAGCCTTCCAAGCCGCGCTTGGCCCGCGCTTCCCATTCGCCATCTTCGGTATCAACCGCAAGCGTGTCTGTGATAACGCCCTGCAACTCCGGGTATTCCTGGGCCAGGTTGGCAAGCCCCTCGGCGTGAGACTCAAAGAACCCCGCGTCGGCAATGAACCCGGCGCCAAGCGCACGGGCACCCTGCGCTGCCCGTCCCGTTGCCCCGCCGCCCGGCAGCGCCCGGCGCGCGGTCAGGAACCCGGTAAGCCACTGTGAAATACCGGCGACAGCCGAGCCGGTTCGCGTGTGGGGCGCCGGCATCCCCGCCTTGAACTCGTCCATCTCCTGGTTGAAGATCTCTCGCGACTGCCCGGTTATGTCCAGGCTGAGCCCGCCGACCGTGCGAGCGCTCTCGAAAAGTCCGGCGCCGACCCCGATTGCCGCCGAGCGGGGGATGTCGGCGACATTGCGAACCACGTCAAGCAGGCTGATTCCGTCGCCGCCCCCTTGGCCCGATGGCGGCTCAATAGCGATGCCTGCCGGCGGGTTCTTTGTGCCCTGCTCTAACAGCCACCTGTAATTCGCCATCGCTCGTTGCTCGCTGCTGCGCAACAAAGCTTCTTCCAAATCGGGCGATACATCGTCGGTCATTTCTGATCCTGCATCCGCAAGACTTCCACGATGTTGGCAATCCTTGCAGCGTTTTTCTTGTACTCATCCGGCGACATCTGCCCGGAACTCATGAGTGCTTCGAGCCTCGTCGCGGCTTGTTGCAAGTGGGCCATCCCCTCCGGCCCTGCAAGCGCCTCGCGGGAGACAGTTACGGTACTGGGTAGTGGCATTGAATAGAGGTTGGCGCGCACTTGATCGCTACGGTATGCCTTCGACAAGTCATCGGCCACCGCTCGCGCTTCGGCGCGCGACACAACCCCTTGGTTCTTCACCCGCAACTTGGCCACTTCATCATCAAACTCGACCATCATCTTGCCGAGCTTGTCGGCGTCCAGATGGCCAAAGATGCCTTGGCCAGGCTCGAACTGCTTGGCAAGATTGGCGCGCACCTGCCTGATCGTTTCGTCCGTCTGCCCGCGCTGCAACGCCAGCAAAGACGTAAAGTGCTCCTGCTTTAACCGCCCTTCTTGTTGTGCGTTAAGCAGATTTAGCCGGACATCTTCCCCTGCCTCGATCCGGTTGCTCAGGTTGAGGTACACTTCCGGGTCCGTCGTCGCGCTCCGCTCAGCCTTCTCCTGGCGGGTGATGACGGCCTGCCAGCCGGACGAATCCAGCATCGGCGCCAATTGCGCCATCCGCTCGCGCGATGGCAGCTCGCCGGTTTCCGCCACGGAGCGCAGGATTTCCGTTTTCGCGCTATCCTGCGCACGCTGCCGTGCTCGTTCCGCCGCTGCGTCTGCCCGCGCTCCCTCCGCAGTCCACCGGCTCAGCGTCGCGTTCAGCGACGTCTTGATGCGGTCCAGCCGATCCGCGGAGATCCCAGATCCCGCTGCATGCGTGTCTATGCTGTTCGCGTACAGCATCGCGCCCGCGTACCCACCACGCTCATGCGCTGCGTCAAACCCGCGTTTCAAATGCTGTTCAGCAAGTTCGTCGTTCAGCCTCCGGGACATGTCGGCTGCCGCCTTGCCGTCCAACAGTCCGTCTTGAACGCCAAGCTTCACTAGGTTGTCATGCTCCGCGGCCACCCGTGCGGCGCCTTTGGCATCGCCGCGGCGCGTCAGCATTGACGCCTCGTTCTGCAGCGCAAGCACGCGGTCATAAACTTGCATCTGATTGACTTCGGCGGCCCGTGCTTGCCGGCGGACTTCAACCCGTCCCCGCGCGGGCGCTGATGCCTTCAGAAATTCCGCATCAAGGACCGGGGCCAACTCAGGCGGCACGAAACCGAATTGCTTCCGGGCCTCCAACATCTTGCGATCGAACGCCTCCGGATCGTGCCGAGCGCTCACTTCTGCGGACGCAACGGCCGCCCCCACCTTGTTCTGAATGCCGGCAAGATACCCGGCACGGGCGCCCCGATCATAGGCACGGCTGCCAATCTCGAACAGGCCGCCGTCGCTCTTCGGCATGGCGCCGCCGGCCGCCGCAGCCTGCAACCCCGCCGCCTCGCCCAGGATGGCTTTTTCCTCCCGGATCGAGGCGTAACGTTCCTCAATCGCCCGATCAACAAACGGCTTGACGCCTTGGTTGATCGCGCCAAGCACGACACCGGCGATGCCGAGATCGATCGGGATATCGGGATGCGGATACGCCCCGGCTCGACCTGGCCTGCTCCAGCGAGGGATTTCGTTGATTTTGGCGCGGGGCATCAGACCCGCCCCGGCAATCGCTCTCGGCGCCCCCAAACGGCCACCCCGGCTTGCGTTGGTTGGCCATACGCGCCAGTGCCAGCATCGCGCCCTGTCGTGCCCGTGCCGGTTGGCGAGCCGTACAGCGGGATCGCGGGCGAAGACAGGGTAGCAAAGTTCAGAACCGATTGCAGCGGCAACATGGCAATCTGATCCCCTACCGCATGCCGAGCCGTTCGCAGCGCCGCTACTTCATAGCTGGTTGCAACCGCATCGTCCCGCATCGATTGATACGCTTGGTCAATCGTGTCTGCACGGATGGCGCCGGCGCTGCCTTCAAAGGCGCTGACCCCGCGCCCGCTGAAGCTGGCCGCCTGTGCCCCGAGAATGTCGTCAAGCTCATTTTCCGCACGGCGATGCCGTTGCCGCAAAAGCTCCTGCCGGTATTGCTCTTCGGCCTTGAGTTGGTCCTGTCTGTAGGACAACTCGCGATAGGAGCCGGCTGCCGTCAGCGTCGTTTGCAACGCCTGTTGCGCAACCAGCATGGCAGCAGCCGCTCCCATCGCAAGCAGCCTTTAGCTCGGGTTGACCACGAACGTCCGCACCGCCTTCTTGCCGCCGCCGGGGGTGCCGGGGGCGAAGACGCCAGCGGTGCCGTCAGTCAACAGAGCACCTCGCCGTTTGACCCGCTGGCTCACGTGATCGTTACCACGCTGCCATTGTTCGCCGACACGACGTAGGTTTTCTGGAAAGGCGTGCCGTCCAGATCGCCAGCCACGAAGATTTGCGAACCGAGGGGCAGATCCTTGACCGCCGCGTTGAAGTAGCCGGCACCCTCGACGGTGACCGCCGTGTCGTTGGTCGAGTATGATGCCAGCGCCCGGTACGTGAGCGCGGTTGCCCCCGGCCCGGTCTCGAACACCTTAAACGTAGATACGGTGAATGCCATGTTGGCGGCTCCTTAGGTGTGAGCAGTGTCGTCTTTGCAACGCAGGCGGTAACACCCGGTTGCATCGATCAGGCACGCGCCCTGAGACATCCAGTGATTGATGAACCAGGCAGCGTGGTCGCCGTGCCACGTGATATCGGCCGTGATCTCGGCCCCGATGCCGTGGCCGAGGGCAGACTTGTGGTACGCAAGACACTTCCGCTCGGAGCCCGAAAGTGTCAGGCCCGAGAACGGCATCCACAGGAACCCGAGCCACCGCTTGCCCTGCCCGCCAGACGGCCAAGGAAGTTGATCGGCGCCTACAAAATCGCTGCTGGAGAACTCATCAATGTTCATCAGCTCGCCCCACTGATGCCAGCCAACAATGGCGTACCGATTGCCGTCGTCAGGGACATCGGCGTTGCCAAAGGCATCCTGAAGGTCCAGCGCCATCTTGCGGGTGAGGCCGGTGGTAGCGTCGCCGATAGCGTTTGATGTGGTCTCCGCAACCGCGACGATCAGTTCATCCGTCTTGCGGCCAAGCGCGTAGGCGCCCGCCTCAACAATGACGCGGTGCTCGTCAATGTTGGTCTTCAGATCGTCCAGCTTGTCCTGCCAGTCGCCGGCATAGTAGTCGTACAGCGTGCATTCCACGTTGCTGTGATCGACGTTCATCACCGGCACGACGCCGTGCCTGGTCTTGGTGCCGGCAACGCCCTTCCCGACCTTCTGGAAGGTCGTGGACGTGCCGATGATTCCGCTCTTCGTGCGGATGGTGCCACGAAGCTTTGAGCCCATGCGCTGGTAGGCCACATGGACCTCGGCTTCGTATTGCTTGGTGAATGCGGTTGTAACGGAAGGCATTTTATCACCTCTATGTTGAACCGTTCAACAGAGGCGATAGCCTTTCGGGTCGTCTCCTAACCCGATCCGCTCGGGTCAGGCGAGGCTAACGTGGCTTGCGGGTCTAGCCCCAGATAACCGCAAGGTAAAACATAACCCTATGCCGCGAACCGCGTCAAGTGGCACTACCCGCCGACCGCCGTCATGGCGTCCACGCTCAGCAGCGTGAACGGCATTGGGGTGTCGTCAGTTACCTTCAGCAACGACCGCCCATCGGCGGGAAACCACCCAATCCCATGCACCTGCACGACGCCATCAAACGCGGGAAGCGGCTGATCCAACAACGCCGCGTTCATGCTCCGTAGCGGAATCTCCGCGGTGCCACGGCCAATGTCCACCGACATCGATCTAGACCCGTAGACCCGCATCAACGCCCGGACCAAGCGCATTCTGGCTGCCACCATCGCCGGAGGAATCTGCATGTACCCCGGCGGCAGCAACGCAATCTCATGACGGTATGGCAACCCGATTTCTGCCGCCAACGCCGCAACCGGCAATTCAACAACCCCGGTTGCAGAAACCACGGCCGGGCCCGCATCCGCGCCGTCAGCGACACAACGCACCGTCCGGCCCGCGAGATGATCCAACCCAGACCACGTCGTGGTTGCCGGGCTATCGGTGCCGGTGAGACATGCATCCGTCTTCACCGCATCATCGAAGCGCTCGATCGCAAAGGCGCCTGCCCGCTCCGTGACAACGTAGGTATCACCGGCCACGCACACGGCCCGGAAGTAGCCGTCTGTCACGTCGGCAGACCATGCCGTCACCTTCTCGGCGCGGTAGATCGTCAGCACAGACAAGCCGCCGGACTCCGTGACAACATGCAACCAGCGTTGCGTGCGATCGTAATCCAGATCAACAGCGCCGACCGCCATATGATCAGCCAGCAGCGCAAGATCGGTCGCGCGGTAATCGTTCTCCAGGTCGCGAAAGTTGAACTCGTAAACGCCCACGCCATGCCGCGGGGCAAACACGGTCGAGTCGTCAACAATGCGCGGCGACACCCGCCGGCCGAGCGGACTGCCAATCCGCGTCTGCCGGCGCAACTCAACATTCGCTGGCGTCATCGGCCTGCCGAAAAGCGCGTACTCTGCGGAAGACGTGAACACGTGCATGTGCTCGCGACCGGAAATGATGGAGCGGATCGCGTCAACCTGATCCGAGAGAACCTGAAACGCGATCCCGTCATCATCGTCCCCGTCCCCCAGATCAAAGTTGAAGATGTCCGCCGCCTTGGACATCCACAGCCTATTGGGGAGATCCCGCGAGGCCGCAAGGACCATGCGATCCTGATGGAAGGTGACAACCCCCGGCCACCCTCGCAGGCTCGAAAACGCCGGCTCCTGCCAGTCCGTTGTTTGATTGGTGTTCGCCAGGGTCTCCAACACGGTCGCCGTTGCCTGATGGTTCGGGGGCGTGGCTACCGCCGTGATCTTTACCGCCTTGTTGCCGATGAGCAGGTGTTGGTTGACGTGCCCGGCCTCGAACCACGTAAGGTTGGCGCCGTCCTTCTCCGTTCGAACCGTCAGGGTGACAGAACCCGTGGTGCCGCTTGCCTGGATCGTCGCCGCATCCGGCGCAAACTTGTGATAGGGCTGTTGAATGCGGTCGGTGTCCTCGACAAAATACGAAAGTGTCGCGATCGTCCATGCCGTGTGGGAGGTACGGGTAATGACCCTTGGCGCGTAATCCACATGCACGACAATGAACGTGTCCGCCGATTGGGTCCAATCCAACTGCCCGATGTCCGCCGCCGCCCACGGCGTCACAATCGTCGCTTGAAGCGCATCTTCTTTGAAGACGCGGATCGCCTCGTCACCAATCGCAAGCAGGTAAATCTGCTCGACGTTGAATTCAAACGCCGCAAGCCGCGCCACTTCCGGCAAAACGGCAACATGCCGCAGGCCGGGCCTTCGAGACGCCCCACCCGGCGGGGCAACACGCACGTTCCGCAACTGTGCCGCACCGTTCGCGTAGACGGCAAGGTCCACCCGCTGCCGCGCCGTCACCGAAAGCTCCCCAGCCGTAAAGTTCGTGCCGAGGTTGCGCACCATCATCGGTTGTTGACCAACAACCCGGTGTCAATCACCGCAGGCGTTGCCATCTGACTGTCCACCAGTCGCGCCGTGGCGAACTTCCGTTCCGCAATCTGATAAAGTCCGTCCGCCCTGGTGGTGCTTTCCGTTAGCGGCACCGCCATCTCGGCAGCCAGCCGATCAACCAGGGCGTCAACGAAGTACGCGGGGAAGATGTCCGGCGTGGGGCGGCGAATGTACCGCAGCAGAACCGCATCCTCGTCCGTCCACAACTGCCGCTGATCCGCCAGCGCATACGCAATGTTTTCGCTATTCGGAGGGCGACCAGCCGACAGCACCCGCAAACACTCTGCAGGAAGCTGAAACGCATAGTCGTAATCCCCCAAAGGCACATTCAGCAGTTGCGGCAGCGTCGCCAGCACCACGGCAAACCGCCACGGATGGCGCACAAGCAACGCATCACGGGAAAGCGGGTAGAAGCTCGACGCCATCACCGCTTCCGTTGTCGTCTCGGCAAACGAATTGATCGGGTTCGCGCCCAACTTCAGCAACGCCAGCCGGGCAATCTCGACGTCCGAACTCATTCCGGATACAGCCTCTGCCAGCCTTCCTGTACCCGGCGCCGAACATCGGGATCACCGCTCAGGTATTCCTTCGTCGCCATCACTCGGCGCAACTCATCTTCGGTCGCTAGCGATGTACCCCCACCACCCGCCGCACCGCCCGGCACGGCAATCACCGGCTTTGCCAGCAACCGCTCAAGCGCGCTAACGTTCTCCGCCGAAAACGCCATCGCCGACAGCATCCGCTTCATCGTCGCATCATCGCCGGCAACCGCTGCAATCTTCTCCTGCAACGCCACCAGCTTTTGCTCGGCACCCGGCCCCAACTTCGCCCGCTCGTATTCCGGCGACGCGGCGACCCCGCCATAGTAGGCCGCCACAATGTCATCTAGCATCGCCTGGCTGATGCCGTGCTTGGCAGCAGCCTCAACAATCGACTTCGCAACCGGATGCTCGGCGTCAAACTCGCCGCCCCCGTCCGGAACGTTGAACTTGTAGCCGTCCTTGGGCGGCGTCCGCGCCTGCCGGTCCCTGTCATAAGCACTCTTGGTGTCCAAGTGCGCCTTGATCAGGCTGTCAACCTTGACCTTCTTGGAGCGCAGGTCCACAAACGGCCGCGCGGACTTGGCAACCTCGCCCGCCTCCGCATCCCAGAACGCTTCAGGTACCCAATCGGGCCGCTCCACCGGCGTCGTCTCTGTTGCCGGTGTCGTTCCCCCGGCGTCAACAGTCTGTGCAACTTCCGTTTCCGGCATGCGCTATTCTCCCAACAATGTCTTGGCGCCAGTCGCGGGCGACCCCATGACGCCCAACGGACTCGTCGCCACCGTGCCAGCCAGTCCGCGGCGACGGCGTGCAATCATTGCTTCCCGCGCCACCCGCTCTTCCTCGGCAGGATCAATCCCAGGATCGCGGGGCTGCTCCGCATGGGGCGGCATGAACAAGTTGATCGGGTTGAACGATTTACTTCCCATTCTCAGCCTCCCTGACCATGTTCTGCAGCAACTGCACCATGTGCCGGCACCCTTCCATGTGCCACAACCGTTCGCTGGTGTGATGTGTCGGGTCCAGCGTGACCTCTGTCGTAATCGACTTCAACCATTCCAGCGCCTCACGGCCTCGCGGCCCGGAGAACACCGCCCCAACCGCATCCCTGCCAGGATGATTGACGCGAAGCACCGGCCGCATCTCTTCAAAAACATCATCATCCATCGCCCGATACCGCCCTCACCATCGGCGCCGCATCCCCGGCAGCCCTTGCCATGTTCATAATCTGCGCCTGCTGCGCCTGCTGCTGCTGACGCATCGCCCGTTCCCGCTTGTCAAGAATAAACTCCTGCGGCAAACCCGCCTTCACCAACATCGCCTCAATCACCTCGGGCAGGTCCACCGTCGCCGCCACTTCCTGCGGCGCAACTATCGCTACCTGCTGCAACGCCGTCTGCCACACCACCACGTCCGCCATGTTCTGCGCCCGCGTCATCCGACCGGTCGGCAGCACTTTCAAGCTGCGCCCAATCAACCCCAACTCCTGAAATTGCGCCGGCAACATCCCACGCTCAGAAAGGATCTGCAACCCGCGCGAGACCAGCGGAACCACCAACTCGCTGAAAATGCGCAACAGCCCTGGCACCCGGAACAACTGAATCTCCGACCAGCGCCGGTCAATCTCCGTCGCCGTCACATTGTCCCGGCTGTCCATCGGCGGCAACTCAGGCCCAACAATCGCCATGCGAATCCGCTTCTGCAGATCCACCAACACCAATTGCGCCACATCAAACCGACCAGGCGACTGCAACGGCGTCAACCCCGTCGAGCCAATCGCCTTCGGAATGATCGCACCCGGAACCAGCCTGATCGTCGCCGGGTTGATCACACCATCATCATCCGCCTGCCAAATCCCCGTCACCGCAATCGCCGCGTTGCGCAACACAAGCTCCACAACCTTGTTGCACGTCTTGATATCCGGTAACGCAACCAACACCCGGCCGCGCCCCAAAACCTCGCCAGGAGCCACCATTGACCGGAACAAAATGAAAGGCGACGTCAGCAACCCATCCTGCCGCCACAAAATCTTCTTCTGCTCCTCAAACAGGACCATGTAATCCCAGGTCCCGCTCTCATCATCAAACACCGCGGCATCGATCAACTCAATCCGTCCCGCGTCCGCACCCTCAATGTCCCGCCGCCCCACCTCGGCCGGCAACTCAATCCCCGGCCAACATCTCTCGCACGCCTCCACCGGCCACTTCCGACACCGGAACACCGTGCGGATGTCCCCCCCCTCAGACCACTCCGGATAGATGTCCGCCAACGGCACACCCTCAAACTGAAACGCACTCGGCGACCCAAACGGCGCCGGGTTCATCAGCAAACACCCAGTCGAAATCTTCTCCTGAATGTACGCAGCAGGAACAACCGCATGAAAGTTCGATGCGTCAATGTGCTGCATCAACAATTCGGACACCCGATCCAACGCAATCTGAATGTCCCGGAATTGATACGAATCACCCCCAGCCGCATCAATCCGCGCCCGTTCCTTCGGCGTCAACTCAAGCGAAAACCACTGGTCATGCGGCGGCGTCAATGTCGCATGCGTCGCAGCAGCCGCCTCCTCAACCGCTAACGATGCCGTGCTGTCGTAAATCTGCCGGCGCCGCTGCGCACCTTGCGTCACAATGTGCTGAAACCCGGAGTCAACCTCCGGCGCCGCATAGCTGAACGCATCACACAATAACGACTGCCACGGGTCCCGCAGCGTCTTCGCCGCCCGAAACCGCTTCAGTACCTGCGCAGCTTCATCGTCCATCCCGCTTGCCTCCAAGCGCGCAGTATAACTGATAAGGCGTCCATACCCACCAGTCCCGCAACCCTACCATACGCTTGCAGAATTCAACACACGTAAACAGCGCAGGCCACAAAACCGGCGCTCGCAACCCACACATCACCATCTCACTCGGCACAATCGCCGTCACAACCCGACTCGCCGTCATCGTCTCCATCGCCTCAACCTCACCCACCGGCACATGCAAAACATCAACCCCACCAAAGTTGCTCTCCAAAAAAATCGACCCACCACCCTCGGGGAACGCCACCACAAAACAATGCCGAAACCCCGGCATCATCCACCGCGTCAGCCACCGGCAACGCCCGTCCGCACCCGTGTCCGTAAACACAACCACAGCGCGCATCACAACACATCAAATTGAGGCTCAACCACCACCGGCACCAACACACCCGACCTCGCCTTGCGCCGACCCACCGTGCTCGAATATACCCCACCCCCCAACAACCCATTCTGCAACGCATCCATCGGGTGCGAATACTCGTTCTTCTCCGGCTTGTCCTCATACCCCCCGTCCAACGTCCGCCGCTTGCGAAACCGATAGCCACTCACAAACCCACGAATCACCGCCTTACACCGCGGATCAATCCATAACCCAGGCAACGTACCAGCACTCGACGTCAATACACTCGCTACCGC